TCAAGTCTGGTATAACCATCTGTCCAATCCCGCCATTTAAGCGAATCCAATTCAATCCAAGGCGTGTTTGCGGGCGCGCCCGTGTATGTCCACGCGGGACGGATTTCAAACTTAATCGAATCAGAATCACAATTTATCGAATCCAGTGTTACTATAATCGAATGTAATCCGTTCAAATTAATGACCGGGAAAACCCCGCTTGTAGTATCACTGTTTATCGTATCCGCCATCGAATATGTTTCAAAACTATTTGAGAACATCCCCGCTTCACCTGTCCAAATTTCCACAGATGCAGTTATGGTAGCAATCCCTGTATTGACAATAAAGCACTTAATTCCCTTCGCGGGCGCGGGCGCGGGCGGGAGAGAAATGACATAGACTTTACTATTTGACCACCATTCGGAGATCATATCATTAATCCAGAAGCTATCGGCGGAAGCCGTTCCCGCGTAATTGATTAATTTATAATATCCGTATAAGGGCTGGTAGTTTGCCGCCGCGCCGCCCGTCAAAGATGCCAATAATTGAATATTGGTACGATAAACAGACGAGTCAAAATCGGAATAATCGAAATAAAAAGATGTACTGTCAATACTTGCGCTATCGACCGTAATCGTACCTGTTCCCGCATATTTCCAGCCGCCGAGTTCCGGGAGAATATTCAGCGCATATCTCTGGTCACGGGGATAGCGTTCCAGCACCCGCGACCCTTGCGAAAAAACCGGGATTGTAATCCCCAAAATTAAGAGTAATATTGATAATTTTTTCATTATTTGCCTCTTTCTAAATGATTTTACTTTCAGAGCACCTATTGAGATGCTCCGAGGGTAAAACAATTATTTACCTTTTTCCGGGGTTTTTGCGGGTTCAGGTGCTTCAAAATCGCTCTTTTTGAAGTCTTTTGCATCGATTTTCGCCTGCAAGGATTTCTCATTAGCGAAATAACTCTCGCCCTTGCGATAAATAATATTCCCGAATTTATCCCTTACATCGTTTTTGAAGATGTACTCCATCGTCTTTTTTCTCCTGTTTAGAGTTAATTTCAGTGGACATTGGGCGGCGTTCGTAACCGCCCAACATCCTATTATTGTATTTTGGGTACTGTTTATTCGGAGATTTATCCGAAGAAGTAGGTTCTCTGTTCGGGCTCATCATTAATTCCCACCAAGCCAAATTACATACAGCCGTCTGGCAGTAGGGGTTTCCGCCCTATTCCAGTCTATAAGTCGAGCCAATCCAGTCCAGGGCACTTCTGTCGCATTTACCGCAGTGGTAGCGCCTAAATATCCTGCAACAGTTGCAGAAGTCCCTAAAACCAATCCGGGTGATTGGTCTGCTTTATAGACATAGACTCGCATTACAGCGCCTTGTTTAGTTGCCATCCAGCCAGTTCCCTCATCGGCAACGGAAGTAACATCGAAGCCACCGACCGCGCCATAACAAACTCCCGCGCCAGTCTGGAGGGAAGCCGTCGCGGCAGGCAGACAGAAAGCATTAACCGCTTTAGCTGTAACTCCTAATTTAGCGCCATCTTGGGTATCGTCAATGTCAAGCGGTGTAATACTGGTAACTGATTTATAAGTCAAGTTAGATACTACTTCTGAACTTGCATCGACATGCATTAAGATTGTTTCGCTAAGAGTATTGCCGGTAGCGTTTTTGCCTATAACTGAGACATAGCCCGCATCGAAAACCGCAACGGAATTGGTAAATATTAATCGGAATTCGCCTACTTCGCTGGTCAATGTATTAGTTAAAGTTAATGCAGTGGAATCGTCAAACACTGCTGCAGTGTAAACCGTAATCAAGCCTTGTCCAGCAGTAATATCGGGAATTAATACCATTCCGGGGGCGAGTGCAACGCCGGTCTTATTGACAAACTTCACCAATCCAAGCTCGTCAATTTGTCTCTGCAGGGGGCTTTGACTTCCAGCGGTGGACACCCCATCGTAAAAGGGATTGTAGCCAATTAAGTCGCCCGCAAAGACCGGGAGAGTTACTGCCAAAATTAGCAGTGAAATTAATAGTTTCTTTTTCATTTTCATTATCCTTATAAAAGAGATTATTTGTTGTTGAGTTAAGGGGCGGGATTTCACGCCCCCGGTAAAGAATAGCGAAATTAATCAGCGTTATACAAATACTGTGCCGAACGCGCCCCGCGAAGGAATGCCAAATCCATACGCATCACACCGACCAGCCAGTTCTGCAAGGATTTTTCCCGGAAAACTTCAAAGGAAAGTCCCTTGTATTCACCTAATATGATGCTCTGAGTATGTATTTTGACTGCATTTTTCTGGTCATTATTCGCGGCGGTAGAAGAGACTTTGCCGTTGTCATCGGTCAGAGGCAATCCGGCGGATACATAAACATCGTGTCCAAGCAGATTGACCAGAACGCCATCCTTGACAGAGCCGATGGGCGCGATTAAATTAGTGCCGGTGACTACCACCAGATTACACATAATCAATTCGGCGATATAGGTAGCGAAATTCATTACCCAAATTGAATCCTGCGGAATCATCCCATATTCCTGATTGCCGGAGAGTTTAAGCATACTCTCAAAATGGGAATTTGCCAGAGTAGCTGCAGCATTGACTACATAGCCAGTGCCGGCATCAAGCGCGGTTTTCACACAGCCGTCAAAAATGGTGTACGGCGAGGCACCGCCGGGCGTGGTCGAAGGCGTTCCGCCATCATAATTGATATTGGTAGTACCGACCGAAGTATCCCCGCGCAAAATCGCTTTCGCCTTTTGGGTAGTAATGGAGTTGATAAAATTGGCTTCGATGATAGGCAGGAAGGGAATAGCGGTATCTTCCAGCATATCGTCATCATAGCCAACGCGTCCCCACATCCGTTTCGCGGTGAGCGTGGATTTATCCGTTCCCAGTTTAGTCTCCGGGGCGGAGACAGCCGCATCACCTGCACCGGGGTCGCCTAAAGTGCCCGCGCCCGCGCCCGCTTGCCATACTTCTACATCGCCATCGGTGAGGATTTTGGGGATTTTTACAACGGAAGTCGCCATCTGGATGCGGAATAACCGGTCAATCCAAGGTTCGCGTACCCGTACCAAATCCATTACAATCCCGTAAAGGGTATCTTGAACGAATTCGGCACCCGCGCCCGCCGTACCGGGACGGTTCGCATCTTTCGTTTGAAACGCATTTAGCATTTTGTTCCACTGCTCGCGGGATTTGACGCCGATATTCTTTTGGGTATATCCCATATCCCAAATGGGCGTTTTGATTTGCGGCTCGCGCAGGGATTCGGTAGGTGTTCCTGAAGTCAAAGCCTGTAAAATACTCGCCCTTAAAATATGACGAGCAAAGGGTTCGGCGGCGGATTTGTATTCCGGGCTGGCTTGGTCACGCAGTTTTTCAATGTTGTGCTCAAAAGCTTTTTCGTTGTTAACCATTTCGGCTTCTTTCTTTTCCGTTTCCAGCCGCGCTTGCAAATCCTTGTGAATTTCGTACTGCTTGTCTTTGTCGAGGTGTTCGCCGGCGCGGGTAGCCGCGAGGATTTCGGTTGCCGCCTTCAATAGTGCGGGCGCGGAGTCATCGGTTTTTGCACTGATAGCAGCCGATAAAGCCTTTTCCGCTTCCTGACTCTGATTAAATAAATCCTGAGCCATTTCGGAAATAGCTTTCTCATCCGTTAGATATTTGTATTTATCACGGACATAGCTTTCGGCTTCTGTAATAGTTTTGAATTTCAGCATTGGTATGCCTTCCTTTCAATTTATTGTGATGAGAGATTGCTTTAATATTGCTTATCTGCGCGCTCATATTGCGCGATAGTCTGCAGGGCACGGCTATGTTTTTCACGCAAAAGCGCGTTATTCCGCATTAAATCCGCGTGTTTAGAGTTAAGCATCGCATAGTTGTTTTGGATTTCCAGTAATTGCTTTTGCGCTTTTTCGGAGATATTATCCGGGGTTAAAATTGCCTTTTGCAGTTCGGAATCCATTGTCCAAATAGCGTCTAAATCCCGCCCCCAACGCCCCATTTGCTCTGCTTTTTCCCGGAAATTGATAAACTGCTTTATGGATTCAGTATAAAAATCAAGGTCAATATCGGTGATGCTTTTCCCCGCTTGCAGAGCAGACGGTAACGCGGGAACTGGACAGCAGCTTACTTCCAAAAGTTCCCATACCTTGAAAGTAATACCCTTTTGTCCCATTATCATTGGCTCATCTGACCATTCAATCGGCATAAACCCGATTGAGACCGCATTCATAAATTCATTAATATACATATCATAAAGTAATCTTGAAAAGTCATCCAATTTGGTAGCGAATAAACCATCCGCATCTAAATGCTGAGGTGTTTGCTCAAAACTGGGAGTGTCAAGTTTACCGACAGGAGGCGCCCAGTTATTATGAGCAAACAATAAGACTGGATTCCGCTTGTAATTATCAAGTTTGCCACCGTCAGGGACTACCACTTCGGAATATCTATCGACAGCCAATTCCGTCAATCGAAAACGGATAATACCTTCCCTATCTTTCCCGCTACCCGGCTCTTCTATTGCTTTAATGGAGTATCCCGCCCGCGAGCGCGGTTTATCGTTTAATTTCTTGATTAATCCCATCGTATTTATCCTCTTTTGAGTTCAAATAAAAAGGGCACCGTCGGAACTCCACAGGGCTAAGGAGTTCCGACTAAGTGCCCTGTAATTTGTGTAAAACTAAAAGTATTAAATCAATAGAGATATACTATATTATGCGGGTTCTGCCGCTGGAATAGTTGCACACCTGCAATTTATGTTATTAGCGGCGTCTTTACCACCGCCGGGGAATTCCAGACTTTCACCACCGACAAAAAACGGCTGACCTACTAATACGATTTGACCATCGGCTTTGCTATGTGCATCCCTCACCTCACCATCACGCATCGAAAGCCACATCTTGCTCTGCACTCCGCCCGCTATCATTGCCTCGTTTATCCCTGCATTCTGCGCATAAGTCGTCTCTGTTACCGCTATCGTACGCGCCCGCGAAGTAGATGCAATATCAAATACTTGGTCAATCCTATTGACTAAAGCCTCAATCCCCTCGCCTGCAATGTTCCCCGCCTTCAACTCTGCAATGATCGCATCCTTTGTAGTGTCCTGAATTTTAGAAAATTCCTTTAACCGCGCTCCTAACCTCGCTTGCACTCCCGGATTTGTGATGTCAATCACTGCATCTAACGACCAGCCATCTATTATCAACTGAGCCGCCTGCAGCATTAATTCCACTTCTATCGGTGAAAGCCCCTTCGCAAATTCTGTAATCCAATACTGCAAATCGAATATGTCATCGATATATTCATACGCGGCACGCTGGACATAGCTCTTAGTTCCGATTTCGCGTAACTTAGCAATCACAACTCCACGCTGTTTGTCGAATAGATCGCTTGTCGTATCTCTAAATTTATTCTCAAAGCCTCGTCTGAACTTAGCTAATGTCTGGATCGCCGCCTTCGCCTGGATATCAATAGCGATTTTCTTTACTAAGCCAGTCGCCTCTTGTATCATTTTATCGCGCTGTGACGGCGCGGGAAGTGACTTAACTACCGGCGGCTTTACCGAAAGAGCCGCCATCGTAAATCCGATATAAGTCGAGTTCATTTCCGGGGTGTCTATCGGTTCGAGTCCAGCCGCTTGTCGAATTTCATTCGGAGTTACACCTGCATTCGGAAATGATTTAGTCAAACGGTCAATTTGACGGTCTTTGATATATTGCAGTGCATCGACACCGCTATAATCAAATTCACAATGAATCCCCGGTTTGTTTTTGAGCGGTGTGTTCGCAATAATAAGCGGGATAAGAAACCGGTCATATAGTTCCTTCCACGCTCGATGGCGAGGCATTATACATTGTTCCCAAAAAAACAGCTTCTGTTCTGCTGTATTCTGCAAGACACTGGAATCGCTGAGGTCGCCCATCATAAACGGCGGCACTTGGAATTTCATAGCGATTTGATTTGCGCTGAGCTTGTGCATTAACAGAAATTCCATATCTTTGGGAGACAAAGAGATAGCATTATATTTAAACCCTGAGTCCAGAAGCGCAACTCTGTGCATCTCATTGACCCCGGAACTGAAATTCTGTTTTATCTCATCCTTTAATCGACTTCTTAATTCCGGGTCTGAGATGGTCTGTTCTGTTTCAATCGTTGCACTGAGTTTTCCGCCCTGTTTAAAGAACATCCGGCTGTATTCGATAGCCTTAAGATTTAATTCGATATATGTTTGTGCTGAGCTTAATCTACTACCGCCCGGATAATCACTGCCGGGGTCGATATTCCCAAAATAGAATATATCCTCCGGTTTACATTCCTTTAATGCGCCGTTAATGCGATAGCGATAGCCTTTGATATAATCTTTCTTATCACCGATGACCTCTACATTTTCCGAGTTCAAAAGATATAATGCGGTTATCCGCAAGCCGGTGCGTTCCAAGTACCAGAACACGCGCCCGGTCAATTCCTGCATCGCTGCACTCAAGGCGGTGAAATGATAACCTGTATTATAGGGATTCGGACGGTAAAATGTCGTAAATTCTTTTGCACTGCTAATGTCGTTATTTTCATCGTCTAATATCCGCATCGGAATGACCGCCATATTATGCACTACTACATTGACCGCATCATAAACAGGTGAAACTAAATCATAACAATCTAAATAACCGGGAATATCAATCCCCTTTATCAATCCAGTAGTAGCGTTTGAGCTAACGAGTTTAGCTAAATTCCCACCGATATTATAAATTGCCCAATCGCTGCCATAGGCTTTGGCAGTCGATTTAAGTAATCGCTGTGCAAGCGGCTGGAACATTTCCTTGAGTAATGTCAATTTAGCTTTTCCCATTAGCTTAAGTCCACCATCATTATGCCAAAGCCTATGGATTGAGTAATCATTTTAAAGCCGCCGGAAGCGGAATCTACCCTGTCATCGTGTCCTGATTTCATATTCGGCTCGAAATTTGTATGTTCACGGATAAAAGCCTCATTCCAATCGCCTCGTAATAAAACTATATTGCCAGCTTCCACTTGCGCGGCATACGGTTTAGCATTAGTTAATTTATCATTTATAGCAGGATAGGATACTATATTGTATCCCATTAACAGCTTGCGCAGGTGCGCGTCTTGTGCTTTACCCGCTTGACCAGGGTCGATCCAATAACCGACACGCGTTGATTTTCCGTCTTGTGATGCGATATTCTTGAGATTATTTTCTACTTGCAGAGGTGACTCCCGGAAGCCCTGACAATCGGTTATCACTATTCGACCGTCTGCCAGTTTGACTTGCTTCGTTCCCTGTGTCCAGTCAGGGTCGCGGTTCTTTTCACTTGCCACTGTCCCCGCAAAATCCCAAAATCTTACTGAGTCCTTTATATCAACTGGCAGCGCATCGATTATCTGCCACCATTCCGGTTTAAACACATTCCCGGCGGCGTACCGTAATTTCCAGTTGCCTTTCAAAAAGCGCATCCGCTCTACATAAGGAAGCGCATTTAGATTGGCAAGGTATTCCGGGTTCGCCTTCATTAAAATCTGATTGTCAAAGACACTGGACGGAATGAAAGTAAAACTCTTAGGATATGCTTCCGATCCAAACTGATTAATCAATTCCTGCGCTGTATCTGCCCAGTATATTTCATCATTGATATTGACAAAATAGCGAATGACGCCGGATTTCGATAGGTCTGCATACTCTTCATTCTCATCTAACCACCACTTGACTATCGGATAAACAAACGAGTCTGGGTCAGGATTACAGGTACATCGGATATACGGCTTTATCCCGGTGACGCTCCGATTACAGGCGAACATTGTCCAGAATATTTTAGCGGTGAACTCGCATAACTCATCGAAGCCGATAAATTCCATTTGCGAGCCCTGATATTTAATCAAGTCATTTTCGCTTTCACAGTGAGAAAACTTGATTTTCGCGCCGGAAGGAAATGTCCAGAGCAATCGGCTTTCAGTCGGAACACCACCGACCAGCGGATAAATCTGCAATGATGTATCCCAAAGCCCGCCTTGATTAGTAATCGAAGGCGTTACCCGCCGCATTATCAAGCCGTTAAAATGCGAATTGCCTATATGTCGAAGCGGTTCTAATAGCTCTGCAAAAGTTTTTCCACCACCGCGCTGTCCACCATATAAGACCACATCTGCAGATGAGGCAAGGAATTGAGTTTGCGGTCCCGGCTGAGGCGCGATAACTCTCTGAGGTTTAGCCTTCTTCGGCTGAGACTTCGGCTGTGCTTTCATTGGCTTTTTCATTTTCGACCGCTATCGCCGCTACCGCCCGCCCATTATCCGGTAACTGTATCACTACTACTTCGCCTGTAGTATGCGTGTTGATATTGCCTTCCAGCCAACGGCTCTCCCGGAAGTGCTCCTTGTCAATGTTCTTTGCAAGAAATATCATTGCCGTTGTATCCGGCAATATCTTCTTATGCGTTTTTTCCACTCTGGTAACTTTCAGATTTCCGTCAGCGTCAGTCTGTCCAAAAGTCTTAATCTCATCATATTCATAGACTTTAGTTGCCCGGTCAAATAGGCTTCTGACTATGGGTTCAAGGGTCGATTCTTTAGTTTGTTTTAAGGCGGATAAGAATTCAGGGTATCTTTTTCCCCAAACTTTAAGCGTGGGTTCGCTTATTCTAAGTACCTTGCATATTTCGCTATTATCGAATCCTCGCATTTTCATAGAGAAGACAATACCAGCATATACGGGTAAATAATCGGTTTTTCGTCCTCTTTTTTTCAAGTCCTTTATGTCTTTTTTAGCGGTCATAATTTTGCCTTTTCAAACCTTATATATATTATTATATACTACACATAACAGCATTATAAGTAATCTAGTACTCTGTGTTAATGTTCATCCATTTCGATTTCGGTGATTTCTATTTCGTTGAATTCTTGTTTGATTGTTTTAGGGTCGCCTTTATAAAATATCAATACTTTCTGGTGTAGCCGCCCCAGTTTTCTGTAACGTGCGAATTGCTTACCTACTCTTATGGGCAGGCTTCCCGCCACATTTACCAGTATTGCCTCGTTATACAGGATAGCGCCTGCGTCTTGGAAAGCGTCAATGGTGGTGGCTGGAAAATTTCTGTAAAATCCCTTTCTATCCCGTATGTCAGAAACTACGAAACAGGCGAAGCGATTATCTTTTAGTTTGCCAATGCTTTTGCTAATGATATTTCTATATTTTTCAATGAATTTATCATATTGCATATTTGACAAATCCCGGTTGTCATCTGAATAAATCTCGAGGTCAAAATATGGTGGACAAGAAAATATTAAGTCAAATTCAATGTCTTTTGTGTAATGTTCAAGATTTTCACTGTCATCACAAATCCATACTGGCGGCTGTATATCTTTCAATACCTCTTGCGCATTTAACCGATTTGCGGCGATTTGATTTTCAGACAGGTCGATTCCGATGTAATTATGTTCTAAATAAGCGGCGACAATACCCCGGACAGAACCGCCTGCGAATGGGTCTAAAATATAGCTTCCCTTATAAGGCGTAAACCATAGATATATTAACTCACAAAGAACAGGGTCAAAAATTGAAGTGCCGGACGCTTGGCAAGCGTCCCCACCATTATATATTTCTCCGCTTTCCCTGCCTGTATTTGAATTATGTAATACCCCGCTGTGATTATTCATATTCCCCCCCCCCATATCTTTGTGCTAAAGTTCCGGGTTTCCCAGATGTATATGCTTGAGCGTTTTTAGGCATTCTTTCTATTCCGGTAATAATTCAGATTTTCCGTTGTGATTTGCGGGGCTTGGAATAATAACCCCCCCCCTTGTGATTGTGACTTGTTCACTGAATTGCAACAATCCCCCCCCTGCCTAATTCACTTTTAATTCCTAAAGATAGCCATGCTTTTTTCCGCGCTTGCCAGTAGCCTTGCCTTGTGTCAAATATGCTGAATGGAGGAATTAAGAATTTTTCCGCCAGCGTTTTAAAGGCGTTCTCATTATTGCCATCATTATAAGCCGGAAAACCCAAATCCATTGCCTTCAATTCATCTTTATTAAATCCTGTCAGTGCCAAATCAAAGTCTTCGGAGTGCAGTGCCCACATTTCCGCTTCCAGTGCTTCGATGTCAAAATCGCTGTTCATTGTCAGTTTGTTGTGCGCTATCCTATAAGCATCTTGCTTCACTTTTGACAGATGCCCTAATCGGATAATGGGGATTTCGATATAGCCAAGTTCCTTGCAGGCGATTAACCGCCCGTGTCCTTCGATAATGACCAGCGTTTTCTCATCGACCGCGATAGGGTCGTTCATTCCAAATTCCGCAATCGACGCTTTGATTTGCTCTATTTGCGGGCGCGGGTGGAGCTTTGCATTATTTTCGTACGGAACGATGTCTTTCAGGGGTACATATTCGATATTTAGAGGTAAATTTTTCAAGGTTAATTTACGCTTGAAGTTTTAGGCAATAAAAAGCGGGGATACTTTAGACTGTATCCCCGCTTCGATGGAGGAGAGTGATGCGTTTACACCGGCTATTTTGGGACTGTTTACCATAGCTTTCTCACTACTATGGTCGTAAATATACAAAAGAAAATCGACAATGTCAAGAGGGGCGGGAAAATATTTTACTATATTTTATTAGTCAGGCGGTCGGTCGATTATGATGGTTATACCATCTGGGAAAAATAGCCTTAAATATGTCTGGACAACTGAATAATGTCCTGTATATAATCCCCATCGCAAATTGCTCTTCACTATGACCACTAACATCACCAAATATAAGCGCGTCTAATTCTCTTCCCTCCTCTTTATCTTCGTCAACTTTTATAGCTTGCCAGCCATTATCGTCCTTATATTCTACTCGTGCAATATGCTTATTCTTGATAATGCACAATCTTAACGGAATATTATCGATATTATCTTCATCATAGTAATATGTTTCTATAATCATTTCTTACTCCTTTTCTGTTATTGTGAATTTTTCTTGATATTCGGCTTGCGCCATAATTATCGCATCGTTCTGGCTTTTGCCGATGCCTTCACCGACAACTACACGGCAGGATTGGCAGTATTTGTGAGCACACCACTGCTTCCCGCCTTCGGCATACTTACCGATTACCCAGCTTCGATGCGTGATTATTCCAGTTTTACATTTTGGACAGGACATAATTGATATTTCCGGTTAAATTTCGTAAATTGGTTTATTCCTTGAGCTGCGGGGGTTCACCGCTGGAAGGGGACTCTTTCGAGTCCCCTTTTCTGTTTCCGGGGACGGTTCGACATAATCACGGTGGATCGCACAGTCAAAGCGCGTTTGACATAATGCCGTACACGCCGTTAAGACATAATCCGTTAATCTGCAATTATACCGTTGCTGGCTATCGACTGGTCTGCAATCTGGCTGTTTACAGGGACGCTCCTCGTATTCCGCGCCTTTTTCACGCCGGATATAGTCAATGGTAGTAACCGATTTATTCATTCCGGAGAGTTTCTGCTGCCGGATATAGTAGCGTTCGCAGACCGGGCAGTGATAAGGGATTGAACGCATTCGCTTATATTTGCGGCGGGTAGTTTTGAAACAGCTAAAGTCCGCCATCGGTGATTTACGAGTTTGTAGCATTTCATACTCCTAAGTGATTTGGTATGCGCTTATTGGCTATGATGGTGTTATTCGGTAGCATTGCTGTCCGTAACTGCTATTTCCACTTGTGCAGGGTCTTTACGATGCGGGCGATGACCGGTCAAAATCGCCTCGATGCGGTCAACTTTCGACTTGATAGCGTTGTGTTT